CGGCATTCAGGGCGTTGGTAGCATGGTTCAGGGCCGAGTATTTCCCGACTTCGACAGGCACGCCGACAGGATTCGTTGCCCACTGCTGTGCTTTGTCTTTGGCGGCCTGGGCGTCGGCCAGGATCCCGTTCATCTGAGGGATGAAGACGGCATCGTGGTGAGCCTTGTTGATGATGTCGCCTGGGTTGACCGGGGCACCGACGTTGGTGATCCTCCGCCCGCCAGCGTCATAGCTCCCATCGGAGGCAATGCCGAGGGTACCGCCCGCCAGATCGGCAGCTTCCTGCACGATGTAGAAGGTCTGAAGTGCGTTGAGATCCAGATCGGCCTCGGTCAGCACCGAGCCATTCTCAAAGTCGACCAGGCGGGACGTGCGAGGCGTCTCGCGGCGGACTTCAACCAGCGATCCGTTGGCCGGTGCCGGGTTGATCCGGACGACACTGGCGTTGTCCCAGGTGAAGGACACGTCGTCGGCGTTGACCCGGACCTTGACATCGAGTGCGTTGAGGTACGGGAAAGGGACCGAGAAGGTCTGCTGAGACCCGGTCCCCGTGTATTGGACGTAGGTGAGGGCCATGTTCGATGGTTCTCCAAATCAGGGTGTGGTGTGAGAGGGGGATTGCTCCCCCTCGCTGGTGACTACGGGTTGAGGTTGGAGAGACGACCGAACTTCAGGGACATGCGCTTGTTGCGCTCGTCCTGACGGACAGCCTCTCGGAGGGCCGGTTGCTCCTTGAGCAGGGTCTTCCATGCCTTGTCGCGGTACCGACTCAGAATGGTCTCCACCACTTGTTGCTTGGACCCTGGATAGGCCATGCCAGGCAGCGTCACGCCGTCGGTGAGCTTGTCCCACTTCTCGGAGGAGATCAGCTCCTGGATCCGTTGCCGTGCCGTCTTCCCTCCACCAGTGACGGTACCCATCAGTTCGAGGTACCGGTCATAGGCCGACTGACGCCACCCGGTCTCGGGATGAGGCGGGAGCTTGAACTCGTCGGCGAGGAGATCGACGTTGCCCTTGGTGGACGGAGGTGGACGGTAGCCCTTCTCGAAGGAAGCGAGGGCGTTGACCACATCGTCGCCGGTATCCACTCCGGTGGCGAAGGGAGACAGGTTGTCCGGTCCCCATCCGGTCGGTGCGGACATGACCTCCCCAAGGATGTTGCGCTGCGGGTCCAGTGACTCAGAGAGGCCGGGCATCTTCCGTTTCATGGCCTCCAGTACGGTGTAGGCTTCCCGGCCGAACTCGTCGGTCTTGAAGGTCTGGACACCAGTCGGGAGATAGCTCGCCGCCTGGTTGCGTAGATACCGCTCCCAGTTCTCAGGGGTCGGATCGGTCATCACTTCCAAGGCACGGGAGAGACCTTCGAGGTAGGTCTTGTTCAGGATGTTGGCGGCCACGGCAGTGACCATCGCACCCGCAAGCTCCCCGGACTCCATCTCCCCGCTTCGGCTCATCACATCGGCAGCATCGGCCGCCAGACCAAAGAACAGGAAGAACGGGTCTGCCCTGCTCATCTGGACGTACTCGACTGTCCCGTCGCCCTTGTCCAGGCGGATCGAGAATGGCTTCCATCCGGTCTGCTCCTTCAGCGCCCGCTCCTGCCAGTTGCGTGGCCCGGCCCCGGTGAAGTTCCCCTCCAGAGCCGCCGTGATGGCTGCACCCCAGAAGACGGTCCCCATCGCGGTCCTGGCCTTTGCCATCGCCACCCGCTTCGGATCACCGGAGCGCATGTCGGCTCGGTGTTGAAATTGGAGCCGGTTCAGGCCGGGCGTGCGCTGCCAGGTCCACCGCATAAGATTGGTCGGGGTCCGGACGAACGGGAGGATGACCCGCATCCACGGGTGCTTCCCGCCCAGATCCTGCAAGGATTTGCCGATCCCGCCCTCAAGGTCTTGCGTCCATGTCGCCTCGCGGGATTCCTGAAGAGCCTCGTCCACGTAGGGCCGGTACCCGATTCGGGCATGGCCGTCCGCAGCGATGGCGTTGTTCAGACGATCCTGGATCATCTGCATGGTGTCTTCAGGCCCGAGGCCCTTGGCCGCCGCCTTCACCTTGGCATCGGCGAAGACCGAGGCGCGGAAGGAGAGCTGCTTGAGGAACTCGTCCTCTGTCGCCAGCAGACGCCCGGAGGTCCGGATGACCTGACCGAGCACGTCGATGAGCTGACCCATCGGCCCCTTCTTGACACCGAAGGTTTCCTTGGTCCAGTACCGAGAGCCCATGTTGGGGTCGATCTTGGTGTTGGCGAGGTCGAGGATGGCATCGCCCGTCTTCGAGCGCAGCACCGTGAAGGCCATCTTGGCGGCATCACGGAAGGCATGGCGGTAGCCCTGGTAGGTGTAGAAGCCCTCACGCATGAGATCCCTGTTCCCTGTCAGAGCCCCGGCAGCCATCTTCTCGATCGGTCGGTAGCCCACATGGACAGCACCGGTGATGGAGTTGATCACATGGGTCTTCGGGCTGGACAGGATGGCGTTGATCCAATACTCGTTGTGGAGCCCCCAGAACTTGTCGGCGGCCCCGCCCTTCAGGACGCGAACGCGATGCTCAAGACTGTGGTTGTCCTTGACACCGGTGTGGAACTTCCGGGCATCGTCCAGGATCTGGGCACGGGAGCGCCCGGCCAGGGTTCCGCCGAGCTTGTCGGAGGTACCGGCTTGGAGCTTGAAGGCATTCAGGGCGCGGGCCACGTTGGTCTGCATACCCTTCATGTAGGCATGGACCTCGACCCCGGCCGTCCGCATCTGCTCGTAGTGCATGAGCAGATCGTCGCCGTCCATTCCTTTATATGGGGCGTTCTCGGCGATGGCCTTGGCGACGTTGTCGATCTCGTCCACCAGGGACACCATGAAGGTGCGGTTGGCGAGAACCTTGGCATCCAGCTCGAAGGCGTTCTGCGCCCCCTGCATCATGCGCTGGACACCGACGTCCAGACCTTCGCCACCCATCTCTGTGAGGAACCGGGCCGCCCGCTTCTGGGCCTCGTGCCAGGTTCTGACGCCACCGGCCTCGCCGCCCTTGACCGCTTGGATCTGCTCGGAGAAGTGGTGACTCAGTTGGTTCAGGGTGCTCTTGATCGAGCCCTCGTCGGTGATGTTCTTGAAGTTGAAGTCGATCCCGATGTCGTTGACGGAGCCCTTCGTAGTGAAGTTCTCGGTGTCGTAGAACCGGTCGATCTCGAATGCCTTAGCCTTGTCCGGGTCGATCTGGATCACCGGCATGGTCTCTTCGGACCTGAGCGGCGCGGCTGTATCCCGGCCGGTCGCCTCACGGCTGGTTGGCTCGGCCTTGGGGAGTCCGTCGAAGGAATCCAGGGCAGAGTCGACGTCGACACCCTCGTCCTTCAGTGCAGTTTCTGCACTTTCCAGATCCTCCAGGGCCTCGTCGGTCTTCCCTGCCTTGGCCTTCTTCAGGGCCTTGACTGTGCGGAAGATACCCTCGATCCCCAGACCGAGCAGTCCACCTTCCAGGGCGTTCTTGAATCGGCCCTCGGCCTCGGAGTCGTTCTCGTCGGCGGCGAGGTATTCGGTGACAGGGTTGCGCAGAGCCGGGACACTCTGGATCAGGTTGCCCAGGCGCTCCTCGTGCGGGTCGAAGACGGTCGCATCGACCGCAGCACCCTTGGCCATCATCCCAGAGAAGCCCCCTACCTTCAGGATCCGCCCGGCACCGATCATGCCGGTGGCGAACTGGGTCACTCCGGTGATGAGCTTGCCGGTGACGGATTCCGACTCGTCGATGAACTCGGGGAGCAGGAGCTGGTTCAGAGCACGCTCGTCGTTGACGTCCACCCCGATGGACCGGAGGCGAGCCTCGCGGGCATCGCTGGATTCCCAGAGAGGAGTCTCAGGGTTCAGGTCGATGTTGACATAGCCCAAGTCGATGAACTTCTTGTTGAGCCATTGCGCCGCCGAGTTGGCGGCATGGGACGTTTCGTTGATCGCATTGATCGCGCCACGCCCGGCAGAGGGGAGAGCTTCCCCGACACCGGTTGCAACATCGTCGATCACGGCCCCAACGACACCTCCCTCGGGAGAGACTGCGTCGAGACCTGCCGCCACTGCTTCAGGATCGGCCCCCTCTACCTCCGCAGAGACAGAGAGGGGCTCCTGTTGTGGGTCGGTCAGCGCAGCCAGACGCTCGGCCAGAAGAGCTTCAAACTCATCGGAACGAGTCACTGGCAGTTGGTCCATCAGGGTGTACCTCGCGTTATGCTGTAGGGTTCTGGACAGGTTTCATGTTGCGGACCAGGGAGATGTACTCACCCCACTTCCGGTTGGACTTGTTGTGCTTGGTCTTGTCGTAGACCCCGCTCCCGGAAGCATCCTTCGGTAGAGCCGCCCACTGGGTTGCCAACTTGAAGGCGAACCGCTCGGGGGTGATCCGGCCGGACAGGTAGGCCCCGAGACCCATGTCGTTCATCAGCAGGATCGCCAGGGCATCCTGGGTGTCAGGGGTGAACGGGGTGTCCCACGGGATGTCGTACTTCTCGACCAGCCCGGTCAGGGTCTTCCTTACGAACTGGTAGCGACCAGCCGCCGAGGAATACTTCCCTTTGGTCCCGGTCCAGTTGCGCTGGAAGTCCACGACCTGGCTCAGGGTCATCTTGTCGAACTCGACCTCGGTCCCGTTGCCACCATCCCATATCACGTTGTAGCGCCCGCCCGATTCACCGGAGGCGACGAAGTCCAGGACCGAGCCGAGCGTACCGCCGACCGTGTTGGTCCGGCTGGCTTGGGGCTTGCGGGCTTCGCCATCGCCTGGGAGCGCCTGGGCAGGATCGACCGGTGTCAGGAGATCGCTGAACGCATTGGTGTAGTCGGCGGGCGGCTCCAACGCAGGATTTTCTGCATTGGCCTCGGCCTTCTCCTGTTCCTTGCGTCGCAGCTCGAAGCGTTCCTTGGCGTTGAGCAGGAACTCTTGCGGGACTTCCATCCCGGACGTGACGAAGGCATCTTCCTGGAGAGCTTGCATGGTCTGGAGCTGCTGGATCGGGGAACTCTTGAGGTACTCCTCGCTGTCCATGACCCGATAGGCTTCCTGCATGAAGCGGTGAACCACAGGCTCGAAGTCGATCTTCTCCTGGAAGTCCAGGTCGGCAGAGTCCAGAACCCGCATGAGACCACGGTAGGTCTCCTTGAAGGCGTGGGACTCCAGGGCATCCTGAAGGGTCGGGCTGGTCTCCCGCTTGTTCGCCATCGTCATGGCTTGCTTGATGTCGGTCGGGTTGTCCGAGAACTTCCCCTCCGAGATCATGGTCGTCAGGTTCTCGACCGTCGGGTTCTTGTGGAACTCGGTCCAGCCGCTGATCAGCGTCAGGTTGTCCTTGGTGGTGCCCTCCGTGGTGCTGTTCAGGGCGCGCTCCACACTGACGGCCCGCTCGACCAGGCCGGGGATTTTGTCCCAACCACGTTCGGCGATGACGGCAGAGGAAAGCTCGCCGCCCTCCACGAGGTACTTCGACACATCGACCTCCATCTGGTGTTGCTGTTCGGAGCGTTGGCGTTGCTGACGGGTCCATGCCCGGTCTTCCATCTGGAAGGTTTTGCTGAGGATGGCCTCCTCCGCTCGGGCGATTGCAGTCTTCCCGAGACGGGTCTTGGAGAGTGGCCCGGATCCGCCGACGGTGTGATCGAGCACCTCAAGCAGAGAGGTGTCGCCCGCCTGAATGGCAGCCTCGGTGACGGCCTGGATGGTCATCTCGTTGACCTTCGATCCGCCCAACAGGGGAAGGAAGCGGTCGTTGTGGGCATTGATCTCGGCAGCCATGCGAGCCGGATCGGCCCCCATCTGGTAGAGCTGCGTGAGCTTCAGGAAACCCTCGTCCTGGAAGAGCTGCGCCTGTCCCTGCATGACGTTCTCTTGCAGCCGGGCCGCATGGTAGGAACCCATGTTCTGGATCGACTGCTCGATCAGCGGCATCATGCCTTCCTTGAAGTCCGGATCGGCATCTTCGTACTGGGCCAGCCACTGCTCGCGGAACTGCCCCACCCACTCCCGGTATGCTTTGGGATCGTCGGAGGCTTGGAGCCCTGCCTCGGCATAAGCCGTGCGGAAGGCTGTCGGGAACTCGTCGAGGGCGGTCAGTCGGCCCTTCTGCTGGTTGTAGAACCGGAAGTACGCCTTGCCCTGATCCTCGTCCGGTGCCTTCCCGGCCATGACATCGGCCATCGCCTGGGACTCGGCTTCCTTGGTCTTGCGGGCATCCCATCTGTTGAGGGTGTCTTGAAGGGAGGGTTCGATGGCAGCCAGGCTGCGGGCCAGGCCGACCAGTGGGGCCTCGTCGGCTTGACCGTAGTTGATCGACGTGTCGACCGGAGACGCATAGACCTGACGACGCGCACGTCGCATGGACTCTGGGCCTTTGGTCTGGACACGCCCGTTCGGGTGCTGTGTGCTCATTGCTTGCTCTTCTCGTATGCGGAGAGACCAGCGGCACCGATCCGCAGACCGGCATCAAGCCAGCTTGGCTTACTCACGGTTGGAAGATTGGCAGCCTGAGTAGCGGCCCCTGCATAGGCGGCCCGCTTACGGAGCCCCTGCTGATGGTTGTAGTTGTCGAAGTTGGCCTCTTGGGTCGTCTCGAAGCCAAGCTCGCGGGAGAAGAAGTCCCGCATCTGAGCGTCGATGGATCGTCCGGATACCCCTGCTTCGCCCGCAGCGGTCAGTGCCGTCGCTCTCGCCCGCGCACCGTCGAGACGATTCTCGGCAATGTCTTGGGAGATGGCATCACGGGTCTGGTGGCGCTCTGCGTCCAGGGTCTCGTACTGGGTGTGGACACTGTCCTTGAGCGACGACATCGTTGCAGCGTTGGCGGCAGCTTGCATCTGTGCCTGGGCAGCTTGAGCTTGGTATCCGACATAGGCCGAGGTCGCCGAGATCGCCAGACCGGCGAGAGCAACGGTACACATGTCAGTCGTTCCTCTTGAAGAAGGGGTAGAAGGTAAAACCGTTCTGGTCTACCGGATGGTCCATGCCGAGCTGAAAGCCCGCCCAGAGCAGCCACTTGATGTGGGCCTTGTTGCGGGCATCGACGATGTTGGCGAGGACCGGGTAGTTTCGGTGCATGACCGAGACAATGGCCTTGGTGTGTCGGAGGAAGGTGGTCTGGTGCTCGACCAGATCGTCCGATGCGAGCATCCAGGGTCCACCGTAGTCGAGGAAGGGCGAGACTCCGCAGAGCCCCAGAACCCTCCCGTCCTCCTCCGAGCAGATGGCGCATGTCCAATCGGAAACCTCCATGCAGTAGAGCAACACCATGAGAGGATCCTCTCCGGCATGCACCGCACTCAGCTCGTTCCGGTCGTCGACCCGCAGAACAGGAGCCAAGGCGAAGGCGTCGAAGGGAGTAGCCTCCCTGATGTAGCATTTGCTCATGTCAGTCTCTGTGCTCTTGCGTGATAGAACCCCTCCCACTCGGCACCCATCAGGGCGATCGGGAAGTGGTCCTTCGATTGGACGGTGATGGTGGTATCGGCAGCGTTCCCCTGGATCGGAAACTCGAAGCGCCCAGTGTCCAGGTTGGTCTGACCGATGATGAGGTTGGGCGAACCAAGGGTCCGGCCGGTGTAGGTGTAGATGTACGGGTCTCGTCCGGGCCGAGAGACGGCAACCTCGAAGCGCCCTGTCCGGTTGTAGGTCAGGAACATCTTGCGAAGCTGGAGCCGCCCTGCCCCGATCGTGGCCTGTCCGCCGCCGACAGCCTCCTCGCGGAGAGCGATCGTCGAGAACTGGTACTTGAAGTCGAACGGGAACCCGATGACCATCTTCACGCCGCTGTAATTCCCCTTGACATAGAAGTCCTTGGGGTCTCCACCAGATGCCTGATAGAGATGCACGACGGTGCCTTCAGGGACGGACTGTCCTGGAGCGACCACACCATAGGCGTTCTCGTACAGCGCATAGTCCGCGATCGGAGCGCCTCCGGGTGCATAGGGCAGCTCCAGTGCCGTGATGCCGCGAGGATCCAGAGGGTCTGGGCTGTATGCCGAGAGGGTGATCTCGAACTGTCTATCCAGGTGGACCGGATAGTCGAACTCCCCTGTGGTCTCGCCGAGGGCGATGTTCACCGACTCCAGGTAGAGCCCGTCTGGCCGGTTGAGCAGGACGTAGAGCACCGAGTCGATGAAGGCCACGTCGACCACTGTCGGATAGACCCCTCCTGTCCCAGGAGTGAACTGCCACACGGACCAGCTCGATTGGAGCTTCGACTCGTCGCTGAAGTAATACTTGTAGAGCCACAGCTTCGTTCGGTCCTTATGACTCAGGACGACCAGGGCATCCTCGTTGGAGGCCGCCGCAATCTTCCTGACATCGCCTGGGATGTACTTCGGCACATGGGACGTGATGTCCAAGGCGTCGCGCTGGTTCGCCACCGAGCCGCTCTGGAAGTATTCCCGGATGCCGGTCCACTCTCCACGGTTGACGGCGAAGTAGAGGTTGTTTCCGACACCCACCGGCTTGCACTGGAGGGCCGCATCGAACTCCGTGGCCTGGTCGACCGAGATCGTGCCGGGCGTCAGGATCTCCCCCGAGCGCACGACGAACTGAGTCTGGTCGGAGAACAGCATCAGATCGGAGTTGAACGGCACGGCATGGCGCAGCAGAGAGACCTTCGTGTGGGACACCGACACGTCGATCGGATCGCTGTCGAGCGAAGCTGTGACGGTCGTCGGCCAGAAGTTGAAGAAGTCCCCTGCCCTGGACATGATGACGTTCTCGTCGGAGATGATCCCAAGACGGTTCCGGTAGAAGAAGATGTCGGTAATCTTCCGATCGAGGAAGCTCGGCCAAGGTGCGCTGTCGTTGTCGCCAACCTCGCGCTCGCCCCAGTCCTGTGTCCTGAAGGTGAAGGTGCCGTTGGCCTCGCGGATCAGCACATGCGGCATGGACCACTTGGCGAGCCGATACCGACTGCCCTGGGCCAGTGTCTCGCGCCACACACCGGCACCGGCATTACCTGCTGTCTCCTCGAACTTGACGTAGTAGTTGTCGAAGGACGAGCTGGCGTCGCCGACCACCTCAAGGTGGAAGCCGTTCGGAGCGCCTGTTGCGGGCAGCTCGCTGAATCGCTGGATCTGTCCCTTGAAGACGCGCATGGCCCGTCCGCCCTGACCGTCGAAGACATCGACCCCGACAGGGCCATTGTCGGCCGCACGGATCCGAATGACCGATCCGTTGTAGGAGACGTTGAGCCACCCCACCGTGTTGAGGGTTGACCCGGTGTGGCCGGTGCCGCCATTCATCAAGGCATGGACGATGTTGTCGGTGCTGATGCTGGAGGCGTGCCACGTCTCGGAGCCGTCAGGCGTGGTGAAGGTCGAGTAGGTGCTGTTGCCGTTGCCGTCCCAGACGGAGATGGTATAGCCCATCCCGTAGGCTCCCTGGGCCACGTAGATCAGGGCCTCTTCCGGGTAGCTCGGGGAGATGGCCGTCATATCCTTGGCGACCGTGACGTTCTTGTTCACGATGAAGGTGTAGTCGGCCACGGTCATCATCTCGAATCCCTGCGCGATGTTCGGCGCAGCATTGTTCAGGATGTAGCCGTTGCCCTCGGGCATGTTGACCGTAACCTCGGTCCCGTCCAGGTTGTAGACCTTCAGGGATCCATTGGTGAGGATGACGATGTACTTCTCGTTTACGTCTCTGTTGATGATGTGTACATAGGCGCTCTGAGCGTCGATGGCGTCACGGATCCGGGCCAGGTGTTTGGTTGGAGGGCGCTTGCGCAGACCCTCGACCACGGATGGGTAGGTGTTGACCTGATCCTCGCTTTGGGACGAGAGCCGCAGCGCAAACGGCTGCTGCGAAACCCCGTTGATGAGGTTCGGGATCGTGGTGGAGATCAGTCCCATCAGAAACCTCGGCGATTCCAGGAGCGGAGCTTGGTCCGCATGGCGAAGGTGTTGTCCAGAAGGACGTTGTGGTCCGCCCGGCGCGACTCGGTGCGCTTCAGGGCGACGCGGGCCTTGACCTCGTCTTCGGCAGTGAGGTTGTTCAGCTCACCGGAGCCGATGGTTCGGGCCTGGTACGCTCGGGCCGCTCGCACCGCAATGTAGTGCTGCGCCTGAGCAGGAATGTGGACGAAGTTCAGGAGGACCGTCAGGTTGCACAGCAACGACTTGTCGAACTCGTAGGTGTCCTCAAGCACGTTGTAGAGCTTGTCCTCGACATGGATCACGTTGAATGCCATGTCCTCCTCGATCGTGTCGACGAAGAGCGTGTTGCTCGGGACGTAGATGTACTTCGGAGTGAACGGCTGCGGCACCAGGGTGACACGCTTGCGGGTGTTGAAGTGCCAGCCTTCGCTCTGCACGGCGAGGTTGACTTCGTTCAGGACGTTGATGGCCTGACTGGCATCGACGCCTGGGTTCTCAAGGCTGTTGACTGGAGCCTCACCGATTGCCGTGAGGCAGAGATTCACAGCACCGAGCCAGGTCATCCGCCCGGCATTCGAGCTGGTCGAATTGTTGGATGTGCTCATGGGCTAATTCCGGTAGAAACTCCAATAGAAAGAAAGGGTTACGCGAATTTGGCCGAAAAAAACAGAGGCCAGACTCAATGAAGAATCTGACCCCTGTTAGAGGGTGCCCCCTTGCGGGGGCGGTCCTAGGTGACTAGGGGTTAGACGACCGAGGCGTTGCGGATCTCGATCGCAGCTTCGGGACGGAGCACGCCATGACCAACAGCGTACTTGGCGACCATCAGGGTGCCCTGACGGCTGACCTGGTACTCGGACTCCATGCCGAGGTCCATCAGCTTGACGGTACCCACCGCGCTCTGGTGCATGACCAGGCCGACCACGTTGG